AAAAGAATTACAAAATGAACAATAAACCCCCACATCTAAACATCATCAGCATTGGCTGGATGTAATTTAAATAACTAAAATCAAAATGAATAAAGTAACTATGTCGGTATGGATTCGGATAAATTTCGGAACACACGCCAAACTAAACGAAGAACTGGGGTTAGGGAAGAATACCATAAACAGGTGGTTTAATTCCGATCCAAAGAAATTCTTTCAACACCTACCTAAATTGTCTGAACTAGGAAAAACTCCTGTAGACCAAATGGTAGAAATGATTGAGCAAAGAATCGTAGATGTCGATGCCCTTAGAAGTCTATAGGCTTTCTATAACGGAGCTTAAAAAACTCAGGAGGCAACTACTATATATGTACGTAGATAGTGAGGGAAAAAAACGAATAACGATAGGAGAAAAATTTGATTTGATTTCTATGGAATTAGACCATAGATTGCGGATAACAAAATACAAAGCACTATGAGTCGAGATTTTAAAGGGGTGTTTATTCCTGCAAGTTTATATTTAGACACCTCCATCTCCTGGACGCAAAAGATAATTATGGTAGAAGTAGACTCGTTTACTAAAAATGGACTAGACTGTTTCGTGTCGAATTTACACCTCTCTAAGTTGTTAGGAATTTCTGAGTCTGGAATAGAGAAATCTATAAAGGGTTTAGTAGAGAAAAACCTAATTCTTAGAAAGATAACGAAAAAAGCAGGGGGCAGTCATAGGACTCTAAAACTCACCCATACTCTAGTGAGGGTGACACCCACAGTTAAGTGCGAGTCCCACCCACAGTTGAGTGAGGGTGACACCCATACTTTAGTGCGACCTACTATAACCAATACTACTATAACCAATAATACCTATAAGAAGGGTAAACCTTCCTCTCTCAAGGAGTGTGTGGAATACTTTGAAAAACTAGGTTCTAATTTGGAAGAAGCAGAAAAGTTTGTAGATTGGTACGACTCCGTAGGATGGAAAGTCAAAGGCGGTAATTTGATTAAAGACTGGAAGGCTTGCGCCCGACAATGGAAACGAAGAAATAAACAAAATAAACATGGAAAAAAAGGATTTAACTCAGATAACTTCTCACCTGAAGGTATCAACGATTTCGTTAATAACGGATAGCCGAATAAATTTCACACCACAGGAAGCGTGGCAAGATGGAACGAATATTCAGACCGCAGTAAAACATAATCCTGCTATAGTACGAGGGTGGATTCTCGCAGAAGTAGGAAGGTTAGTAAAAGAAGTGGATGCGAACAAAACCCTATCTACAGATGAGGAACTACAATTTTGTTGTAGGAGCATTTTAGACGATCACCCCACTTTGAAACTGGAGGAACTGAGAACGTGTTTTAATATGATTCGCCAAGGGAAGTTTGGAAAACTATTTGAACGCCTGAAGACAGCGGAGATTTTAGAATGTCTCAGAAACTACGAAGGGGAGGTACGAGCCGAAATTATGGAACGCTTACAGCGAGAAGAAAAAGGTGAGCAGTTTAAACCTATAGAGAGAGGTGAGTTTTCTCCAAACCTTTCGGAGCTTTTAAAAGATGTCCTGGAAGAAACCAAGCAAGCTCACGATTTCGATAGGATAGGTACAAGGTTAAAGAAACGCTTAGAGTAATTTGTATGTGAGATTTCATTGTACTACTTTAGCCTCTGAGTTATAGACGACTCATTGTGTATTTTGTTTAGAGGGAGGGGGTTTATCGCCCCTCCTTTTTTACTATATTGCCAAATGCGTAAGAAGGAAATAAAAAAACTAGACCAAGCATTAAGTAAATATGTTAGGTATAGTAACGCAGACAAAGATGGTCTAACCGAGTGCTTTACGTGTGGGAAGAAATCGCCACCTAAAAATATGCATTGCGGACATTTCCAAAGCCGATCCAAATACTCTACTAGGTGGTTGTACGACGAAGAGAAAAACATTTATAATGTTAGACCCCAGTGTGTCGGCTGCAATCTATTCAAAAACGGTATGCAATGGGAGTACGGACGTAGACTAGATGAAGACTACGGAGAAGGGTCTGCTGAGAGGGTTCTTATTCTCTCCAACCAAACGAGGAAATTCTCTACGCAAGAAATTATAGATATGCGAGAGTCGTTCACTAAAAAGTACAACGACCTTGGAGTGCATAAATAAATTCTTTGAGGAAAACTACGACTACTTAATTGGAGTAGCAAGAGGTAGGGTAGGAGACCATGCAGGAGATTTAGTAAACGACTTATATTTAGAGTACCTGGACGACCCCGAACGGTTCGGAGCGATTTGCGAAAGGGGGGAGTTAATGAAATATATATGCAGGACTTTAGCTATATGTAGTTTTAGCAAAACCACGAGATTCTATTACAAATACAAGAAGAAAGACACAAAAACAGCTCACTACTTTCCTCTAATTCTTTTACGTAACGAAGACGAATATGTTGATAATGAGATAGATGTCAATGTTGCGATTAATAAAGTAAGTTGTATCTTGCAAGAGTTACCTTGGTTCGATAGAGAAGTATTTAAAATATACCACCAAAATAGCCACACATTAAAAACACTAAGCGATGTCACCAAAATCTCCAAAAGCACCCTCCACACCTCCCTCAAAAAAACGGAAGACTTCCTCCAAGAAAACTCCAAAAGGATTAGGAGACTCTATAGAGAAATTTACAGAGAAGACGGGCATAAAGAAATTAACTAAAGCGATCGTAGGAGAGGATTGTGGGTGTGGCAAGAGGCAGGAAGCCTTAAACAAATTATTCCCCTACGCACAACCTATGACTCCAGAGGACCAAAAGCTCTACGAGGATAACCTGAAAGGAATAACGAGTAATATCACCCGACAGCAGCAAGATATTTTAAGAGGGATTTATAAGAACGTATTTAGCAAAGCCTTACGTCCTTCCTCTTGTGGAGCTTGCGTAGTAGCACACCTAAAGAAATTAAAGAAATCATACGAAGCAGTATGCGATGAGTAAATAAACAAACACAAAAACACAATGACACATGGATCGCTATTTAGTGGTATCGGAGGCTTTGATTTGGCAGCCGAATGGATGGGATGGGAAAACGTATTCCATTGTGAGTACGACCCCTTCTGCCAAAAAGTTTTAAAACACCATTTCCCAAACTCAAAACTATATGAAGACATCAAAACCTTTGACGCGACAGATTACTCTGGACGAATTGATATCCTTACAGGAGGATTTCCCTGTCAACCCTTTTCAACAGCAGGTAAAAGAGAGGGAACGAAAGACAATCGCCACCTCTTCCCTGAAATGCTTAGAGTCATACAAGAGGTTAAACCCAAATATGTTTTGGGGGAAAACGTTTCTGGATTACTTAATTGGTCAGGGGGAATGGTTTTCGACGAGGTGTGCGCTGACTTGGAAGCTGAAGGGTACGAAGTCGTACCGGTACTATTGCCAGCTTCGGGCAAAAATGCACCCCACCTCCGAAATAGAATCTGGTTTGTTGCTCACTCCAACTTCGACCATGACAGACGAACACCCCGACAAAATGAGAGCGAGAGCAGAAAAGAACGGCTACAAGAACGGAACGAAGTTCGGGAGTCTACTGAGTCAGGTGAAGTATTCGGGTCTTCTACCAACCCCAACGACACAGGATGCACATGGGAAAGAGAACTCACCGAGTCAGCAACACAAAAGAGAGCTATCAATAGTAGCGACGCATGGGGAGACTTCCCGACTCAATCCGCACTTTGTAGAAGAGATGATGGGTTTCCCGAAGGACTGGACGGTATCTCCGTTTCAAGGTGGAGAAACCAAAGTTTAAAGAGTTACGGAAACGCAATCGTTCCACAGGTAGCTCACGAGATTTTTAAAGCTATTCAGAAAATGGAGGACTTAGATAACAAACCGAACTAATGAAATTCCTAGGACCAGCCGTATTAGACGGATATAGTAGAAGAAAAGACAGAACGGTAAGTATGCGTTTTATTACTCAAGAGAAATCTTCCTCTGAGATTATGCAAATAGATAGCATGACCGACCAGTTTGGAATCCTATACTTCCGAGGACAGGAGGATATGAACCACGAAGAGATTAAAGAACTTGATAGTATAGACCTCGACCTCTACGACGAACCCAAGTCGCAGTCTAAGAGGCTAAGGAATGTTTTATATATAATATGGAAGCAGGAAGGAGAGATAGGAGACTTTAAGAAATACTATAAGCAAAAGACCGAAGAGATAATACAACACTTTAAAGACAAAATAGATGAATAACGAAGACGAAGTATTTAGTGATTGTTGTGGAGCTTATACAACTGAAACCGATATGGGCATTTGTCCCGATTGTTTAGAGCATTGTGAATTTACGTAATGAATAAAGATACCGATACCTACCGAGTTCTATCTCATCTAAAGATATACAAGAGTATTACTATGAGGTACGCAAAAGAGAAATTAAACAACCACTACTTAACAATCTCTTTAGCAAACATAAAGAAAATGGGATATGAAATTCAATCTCAAAAAGTACGTGTAAGAGGTGAAGGAGGTGTAGTGTATAGAACAACTGAATATAAGTTAATTGAAAAAGGCGGTGAACAACTAAGTTTACTAGACGCTATTTAAAACATAAATACCTGTAAAATACAGGAAATATACAGGGAAATGAAGTTTAAAAAAGGAGAGTCAGGAAACCCCGAAGGGAAACCTAAAGGAGCGAAAAATATAATTACCAAAGAAGGTAGGGAGATTTTCATGCTCGTAATGAAAGGCGAGGTAGAACACATTAAAGATAACCTAGAGCTACTTAGAGAGGATAGTCCTGAGAAATACCTCAAGGCTTTGTCTGCTTTGTTCCCTTACTTTATGCCTAAACAAAACGACATAGAGATTACGTATAACGAACCTAAAACAGCCCCCTCCTGGTTCGCAGATGTATTAGAGCGCGAGGACCAAAAGGACTCCATAGAATGATACAAGGCTTTTGCTTCGGTGTAATTTTTATACTCTCATTTGCCGATCTAATATACAAGGTAAAAGAGTTTGAGGTGGTAGATAGTAATAATGCTATTTGTCTTGGGTTCTCTTTAATCGGAGTCTTAGCTTCGGTATGGTAGATGCTCACACAACCGAAAACATACTACGACCTTAAAGCCTGTAAGAAACGTGTGGCGATTTTCCAAGGGGGGACTCGTAGCGGAAAGACCTACTCAATCCTCACCGTTCTCGTGGAGTGGTGTCTGGACAATATAAACTCAGGGTACACTATAACCGTAGTACGCAAATCTTTTCCAAGCCTCAGAGCCTCCGTTTTAAGGGACTTCATATTTATACTAAAGACAGAGAATTACTATAACGAGAAGTACCACAATAAGACTGAGAACACCTACGACCTATGGGGGACTAGATGGGAGTTTATTTCAATCGACCAACCCTCCAAAATTCGTGGAGCTAAAAGACAAATCTGTTTTGCGAACGAGTGTTCGGAGCTATCGTTAGAGGATTTCCGTCAGCTCATTTTGAGAACTTCAGAACGCTTCATATTGGATTTCAACCCAAGCATGGAGTACCATTGGATATACGACGAGGTTATACCTAGAGAGGATGCAAACTTCTACAGGTCTACCTACCTGGACAACCCCTATATCGGAGAGGAAACTATTAAGGAGATTGAGAGGTTAAAGGAAACCGACGAGAACTATTGGAGGGTGTACGGGTTAGGGATAAGAGGACAAAGTAGAGAGACGATATTCCAAACGGAGATTTACACCGAGTTACCTGAACGTGCCAAACTCGTAGCATTTGGACTTGACTTCGGTTTTTCCAACGATCCAACCGCTTTAGCTAAAGTGTACCTACACGATAACGAAATCTACATAGAGGAAATAATCTACCAAGGGGGACTAACCAATAGCGACATAGCTGAAAAGCTCACCGAGTATGGAGTGACTAGGCACGACGAGATTATAGCAGACTCCGCAGAACCGAAAAGTATTGAGACTATACATAGGTTGAACTTTAATATCAAACCTGCTCGCAAAGGACCAGATAGTATAAGGGTGGGCATAGACACCATGAGAAGACATAGGCTTTTCGTAAAGCACGACAGCCTAAACGCTCAAAAGGAGTTTAGGAACTACAAGTGGAAGACAGATAAAAATGGAAAAATGCTTTCAACTCCCGTAGATAATTTTAACCATTTAATAGATGCGGTGCGTTATGTTTGTCTAAATAAGATATTAAGGAAAACAGGCAAATACTACATATCTTGAATGAACGATAAACAACTCAAAGCAATAATAACTGTTCTAACTGGACAACATAAAGCCATAGAAAATTTATTGAAGATGATTGAATCATTAGATGAAAGACTTA